AACGATATTCATATTTAGCATTAATTAACTCATTTAATGATTTTATTTCACTACTTTTTACAACTCCAGCATCTATTCTCCCAATTTCTCTTCTTGCATTAAAAAGAATTAGCTCTCTTAGTTCAGTTGAATTTTCCAAAGCCTCTTCTTGTGTTTCAGAATATACATCGAATTGAAGTCTTGCCATTACTCTATATTCAGTTGTTTCAAGATACTTTTCATCTTTTTTTATATATTCTCTTTCTGTATATCCTCTAAAATCAGCACTATTTATATTTAAAATTTGATAAGTTGCATAGGACTTTTTTGGAGGCTTTTTATTAGTAAAAGCTGGGATAATTTGGATATTACTCATTTTATTAAGTAGTTCAATTATAAGATTAATCATCTTTTGTACTCCTCTTCAAAATATAGCTTTTTATATCAGCTAAATAATCAAAGTCAGTTATTTCAATTATTTTAAATTCTTCTCCTCTTAAAATAGCAATATCTCCCTCTTTTAACTTTTCTTTTGTAAATAACTCCATATCTTTAAGAGTTACCTCTCCCTGTGGATAATATTTCAAGGTATCAGATGAAACAGGCATATATACACCTTTTATAAATTTTTCTTTTTCTTCATCAGTTATATATTTTCCTTTTTCCCATCTTCCTTCAGCTTTTGAAATAACTTTTATATTTGTTATGTGCTTACTTAATAAGATAACTTTATCCATTTTTATACATCCTTAAAATCTGACAAATACTCTATTGTTCCATTTTCATTTACTATTTGATACCTAATTGACTTAATTAAAAATCTATTATCAATAAGAGGTTTTGTGTTATTAGCTTGTCCATTCTTAGTTTTTATTTTTAAAGTTTTTGGATCATTTGGGACTGCCCAACCCTGAGCTGTAGCAATACTTTGAATTATTAAACCTCTTATAGTTTCTCCTATTTCCATAAGAGCTTCTTTCCCATTTTTTTCACCTTTTATAACCTTCTTGGGTGCTACTTGAATCAAGTTTGAAATGATTCCTCTGTTACTATCAAAAGCATTTCTCATAAAAGGACGAGCTGGTATATCAGAAGTCCCAAATTCATTCCATATTGCATAATTCAATATTGTTGTTTTTCCATCTTCTCCCATTAAACTTTTATCAATAGCTAATATTCCAATTTCTACTTGGTGTTTTGCTAAGTATTCAATTTCTTTTAATGATTTAACTATCATATTTCTACAACTCCAAACAGGTCTTTAACTCCTCGTATAAAGTTATCAGATTGCTCTATCTTATTAAGAAAAGTATAGTTTATTCCTCTTATTCCATAGCTCTTTAAGCCTTCAGCATTTGAAAGCTCTTCTTTTATTGTTGAACAAATAAACATTAAAAGATTTTCAGTTAGTTCTTCATATCCAGCTATATATTCAATTTCTACATAAGAATCTACTGTAATGATTTCATCAAATATTACTTTTCTATTTACATAACTGAAAGGGAGTTTTTTACACCCTCTTTTAGCGTTCAATACCCTTTCAATTTTCTTTCTAGGTAAAAATACATAGTTTTTATTAAGTCCACTAACTAAACTTGTTATTTGTCCTTTTAGAAGTTCATAGCCTAATATTCCCTCTATCTTTTTTATTACTGCATTAATATAAAAATTTAAAAGCTTTTCATCCTCAATATTAGTGAGTATTTTAGCAATTTCTAAATCATATTTAATTCCCATGCTATCCCCTTGCTAGCATTGTAAGAGGGAATAATCCCTCTTAAATTATGCTTTTTTCTTCAATTTTAAAATATTCTCAGGTAATTGAACTCCCAAGCCCACACCTTTTTCCATGTAATATTTTGTATACCCTTTAGAGGTTACTTTATCTTCTAATCTCATTGTCATAGCATTGTTTTGGATTCCCATTACTGCTGTGCTTAAATCTGCAAATACTCCAACTATTTCATTGGCTGTTGCTGTAGTAATTCCTTTTAATCCTGCATTTTTTGAAGTAATTAAAACAACTGGTCTAGTCATTAAAGTTCTTGCATTTCCATTGTTTAAATCAGTAATATAGAAATCTTTTTGTTTATTTTTTAATTTAGCTATTCCTGCCCAAGTTTCAGAAGTCATGTACCACTTTGCATTTCTTGCAACTTCCTCATCTAGTGCATAGTAAGCACTTATTAATGAATCAACAAATGTTGTGTCATCAGTTGTATCTATTTCAATTTCTTGTGTTACTTTGTTATCTTTTAAAATTCCAGTAGGCATATTTGTCCCTGTTCCATTAAACAATGCATCTGCTAATCTTAAAGATAAAGCATATTCAACTCTTTTTATTAAGAAATTAGCATATCCTACAAAGTTGGTAGCAAGTAATTTATTAGTTACTTTTGGCATTGCATACAATGAATGTAATGCTATAACTACATGGTCAATTTGAGATACAGAAGTTTCTTCTCTGTCTGCTTCCTCTCCTATCCAACCAGTTTCTGGTAAACCTGCAACTTCTCTTGGAATTGTTAAACTTCCATCTGTTATTGGAATAAACTTTATATCTCCAAGTGCTGAATTTTGCTCAACTAATCTTTCAAGTATTGTATTTACATACTGTGTTTTAATAGCTTTTGATGTATTAGTTGTATTAGCAGGATCTGCTGAAAAATTTAATTCTGTTGTTGAATTAAAAACAGTTTCTGTTGCTTTTCCATTTTTTTCAACCTCTTGAATCATTGCACTAAATTGTTCAGCAACTGTAACTTCTGCTGGAGTAGCTTTAAAGTCTGCTTTTAATCCTTTAATAACTTCATTAAACTCAGTCATTTGCTTTTCAATTTCAGCTTTAAATTCTCCATTTAATTCAGTTTTAATTTCTTCAAACTTTGAATTAATTTCATTGAATTTAGTAGGTAAATTTTTGATTTCTTCTGGTGTTCCAGCTTCTAATAACTCAGTTTTAAAATTTGCTAATAATTCAGCCATTAATAACTTTAATTGTTCCTTATCCATTTGTCCTATTCCTCCATTTTCTCTATTAAATACTCTTGTTACTTTACTACCTTTTACAGCACCCTTGGGTGTTAAACTCCCCTCATGAGCTTCAAACTTATTTATATCTATGTAATACTTACCATTTTCACTATATTCTTTATAATCTACAATGTTCCCACCCACTGACATTTCAAAAGGTAGCTTCATTTCTTTCATAAGTGAATACAACTTTACAGCTTCAGGATTTATATAATTTCCATTATCATCTTTTGATAAATGAAACTCTCCTACAACTTCAAACCCCTTCTCTGTTTCTTCTCCTACTAATTTCCCAACTGGTAATAATTCACCATAATGATTGTATAAAAGGAGTAAAGTCTTCCCATTATTTCCTTGCATACTTCCCTTTTTAAATCTATAAATACCCTTTGCAAGACTGTCATTTTGCATATTTACAAGTATCCCTGTAAATCTTCCTGGTGTCCCTTCTTCTTCCTTAAACTTTTCAATTTCACAAGTAAAATTTAAAGTTTCATCAGAAAAATTAATTCTTTTCTTTATCTTTTTCTTTAACATACCTACTCCTTTTATCTAAAAATAATTAAACAACTACATCTAACAACCTCAGAAACTGGCAAACTATCTTGATGTGGATACTCAGCTTCTACACCATCTTTTAACTTCCATTTATAATCTATATCCACCCATTTATTACTTATAGCTTTATGATGTGGTCTATATGTCTTTTTCCCTCCAACATGTATCCAGCATTTTTCTTTCATCACATTTTTAGCAGTTTCATAACTTGTTGTATTAATGCTTTTACTTGTTTCAGTTCTTGCTATTGTGCTAGCTCTTTGTTCTGTCATACCATTAATATTTTTTACGAGTTCTTTAACCATTTCATTATGTGATAAGCCTTCTTCTTGCCCTGTTGTGATTATCTTATTTAAAATATTTTTTGTTGTTGCTGTCATTTTAGTTGCTTGTTTTCCAGCATTCTTTATATTCCAATCTTTTAAAAAATAATCTCTAATACCTTTTATAGTTTTAGATTTTATTGTTTTCTTATAGATGTTTTGAAAGCCTTTAAAAGTCTCCTCGAATGTATATAAGTAAACTACTTCAAGTCCCTTTTTAAATTTCTTCAAAAGCCATTCATAGTCAATATTTATAATCATTTTTACATCATATTTTTTTGAATTATCTTCAATTATTTTGTCTCTTAATTCTATAAATATCTTTTCTATAATTTTCTTATTTCTTGCACTTAGTCGTCTTTCTAGTGCTTTAATTGCTTTTATCTTTTGAACTTCCTTTTTCATACATCTTCTTCTTTTTCTCCCTCTGTTGTTGCTGGTTCAGTGATTTCTTCCAATGTCATATCTCCTCCACCAACAAGTAAAACATCTCCACCTTTTAGTTGCTCCAAACTTAAATCAGTGAGTGATGATATAATTCTTCTATATTCATTTATTGTTACCCTATTTTTTAAAGGTTCTAATTTTTGAATAATATCCCCTATATCATCTTTTAGCTCATCAGCACCAGAAAGATCATAGTCTATATACTCTCCATTTTTTAAATAATCACTTAATAAGTAATTAAGCCAATTTTTTAAATTATTAAAAAACGGGATTACTGCCTCTCTATATAGTTCTTTTTTGGCTTGTTTCCTATTTTGATAAGTTGAATCTCCTCCACCTACTAGCTCAACTGGGACATCAGTAGCAATAGCAGCTCTTTCATGTGCTTTCTGTTCTGCCATACTCCAGTCAGCATCAATAGGAGCTTTTGAAGTATCCTGATATTTAAGCCCTGATCCAAGTACCAAAGGGCTACCAGCATTCTCAGCTCCTGCGTAATGTGCTGAATATTTGCTTCTTATTTCTTCTCTATCTTCCTTATCTACTGCACCTTCTGTCTGAAGTATTCCTCCTGGCTTTCCTAAATTATTTGCCAAGCTCCAGTTCCATTTCCAAGCCTTGAATAAATAAGCTCCAAATATTGCTAATGCATTCTGTTTGCTTCTTCCTTGTCCTATTCCATTTCCACTAACTCCATCAATTATGTTGTCATAGTTTGGAGAAGTAAGCCACATATAGTTTTTTAATTCATCCCCAGTTATTGTTTTAGCTGGGTTATGGATTCTTATTTCTCTTATCCTTCTACCTTCAAAATACACTGTAAAATTATTTGGTGAGTGTATATATAAGTCAGGAGCAAGTGAGGGAAGCCCTTTTATAAGTTCTAATAAAACTCCATTATTTGAACCTTCTAACCACACTATTAAATAATCTATAAAGTCCTGGAATGATGTATTTGGATTAATCATTCTAAAAATCTTATTTAAAATATGATTATCAACTTTTTTCTTTCCATCCTCTTTTCCTATATAAATGCCCATTTCTATGTTTTGACAAGCCTTTATCTTTTTCTTAATTGGCAGCATAAAGCCTGGCTGTTCCCATATTGTTGACATATATTCAGATGCTTCAAAATTCTTCCCATCTCCAGTCATTACAGAACAATCCTTGAAAAACCAATTTTTAAAAAATTCTCTAATACTCATATACCCACTTCCCTTTTTTCATATCATTAGAAAATGCGTATCTTGTTGCATCTATTGTATGGTTATTAGAATCACATAAGCGTGGTAATGGATTTCCTTCACGATCAGTGTCATAATCAATCATTTCAAATTCTCTTGATATGTTTGGAGTTCTTTTTGGATCTATTACTATTGCTTCCAAATCAGAAAGCCATTTTTCTCCATATTCAACACTTCCAGCACCTTTTTTTGCTCCCCATGCACTTATGTCATATTCCTTTAATTCATCAATAGATTTGGGTTCAGCACTATCACACATAACCAGCTCATCATAACCTTTTGAAAGAATATAGTTTGCTAGATTTCTGTTTTTTAAACCTACTCCATAATACTCATCTAGTGCATAAATAATGCCCTTCTTTTTGTCATATCCCCATCTAACAAAAGCTAATGGATCAACTCCATAACCCCAGTCAACTCCATTTCTAAATTTTTCAAGTCCTGCAATTTCTGTCGCTTCTATTTCTCTTATTTCCAAATTAGGAAATGGAACAAGTCCATTGCCTATTGGTTCTCCCATATATACGAGTCTATATTTTGTTTCATCTTTTGCTTTAACTGCTTCAGCTTCTTTTATAAACTCTTCTGATATATGTGGATTTTCTAAATATGTTGAATGATGTACATATACATTATTTTCTATGAAAGAATAATTATATTTTTTATTTACCCAGTTATGCTTCATTTTTGGAGGGTTGTAAGAAAAGAATCCTTTGTAAATAAGTCCCTTTTCTAATTTTCCTCTAAATATAGAATTTAAAACTGTTTCAACTTCATCTTCGTTCTTAAACTCTGCAAGTTCCTCAAACCAGTATCTAGCAACTGGGAATTGTGCCTCTTTTATAGATTTACTTTTTTGTGGGTCATCTACTCCCATAAAAATAAATTTATTTCCTCTTTCTTTATAAATGATTTCAAGGGGACTAAGTTTATATTCAAAGTATTCCTCTACTCCTAAAAATTTAATAGCCCATTTTATTTGTTCATATACTGATTTTCTAAGTGTTTCTCCTACTTTTCTAAAACAAATCGTATTCACGGGATATTGCATTAAATCAACAACTAAAATCAAAGCAATATTAGTTGATTTTGCTGAACCTCTTCCACCTTTGCAAACTAAACGAGTGTATTTATTACTTTTCCAGGCTGAATAAAGTGGGTAAAATTTAGGAGTTAATAAGTCTGATATTTTAAGTTGCTTTCTCTTCTTCTTTGATATCATCAACTATTAACACCCCTCTTTCTTCTTCCTCAGCCTGTTGTTTTTCCTTCTTTTCCTTTTCTCTTCTTTTATCCATTTTTTCCAAGACATTTGCAATTTTAATCAGCGAATCAGCAACTTTTGGATCAACTAATGTTTGAGGGTTTTCAATGATATTTAAAAGCATTTTCTTATGTGCTTCATCTAAGATTTCACCCATATCATCAACTGATAATTCTTTTAACTTTCTTGCTTCTTCAAACTCTTCTTTATTTTCTTTTATCCACCTGTAAACAGTGCCTTTACTTTTATTTAAAGCACTAGCTATTTCATCAATACTTTTATTATCTGCATACATTCTTTTAGCCTGTACGAGCTCTAACTTCATAAAGACACCTCCATATTTTTATTTTATTAAGCAAAAATATTCAGCTTTATCTGCTAATTTTCCAAATGTTACCCTTTTATACTCTTTTATAATAAATTCACATTCAAAATTATTTTTTAATAACCTTGATAAATTATTATTTACACTCCCAAATACAAGAAATACATTATTTTTATTTTGATTTCTTTTTATAAATTCAATCAACCTATTGTCATCTTTAACTGACCAATTAATACCTTTATCAGTAGCATAATTATATCCAATAAATTGTTCTTCCTCTTTGTTTATTTTTTGAATATATGGAGGGTCTAAGAATATAAAACTATTTTCAAACTCCCAATTCTCATCAAATAAATTATTAGTGATTTTGATACTTTTTAATGCTTTCATATAACTTTCTAAATTTTGTAATTTTTGTGGAGAGTAAAAAGCATTTGATAAACTTGTACTGCAACCACCAAACCCCATTAAAATTTTAAGAACCATTTTTTCATCTTCACTAAAAACTTCATGTTCTTTTTTATTTCTTATTCTTTTCCCACAGCATGGACAACACTCTGAAAAAATATTTTTAAACTTCCTATTTTCTTCATCAAATTTAGCTCTCTCATCAGTATATACATCTCTAGCATTTACTTCTAAATCATGATTAATGTATTCAAGTCCCTTTTTATATACTTTCAAAGCATCTTCTTTTAATAAACATTCAATTTTGTCATCTTTTACATTTGCTAACACTTTCAATTTATTAAATTCATTTTTAAATGACAATGGAATCTCCATTGCTCCAGCAAATAAGTCAATAAAATTTTCTTTATAATTTTCTTCAAATATTTCTTTTATTTCTTTATAAAATCTTCCCTTGCTCCCAAAATATGAAAATGGAGGCTTTACTCTTCCCATTTGTACTACTCCTTTTAATCTTTTATTTTCCATACTTGTTATAACTTACTCAAGAAGTAAATGTTGCAAAATTTGCAAAGATTATAAAATTTGCAATAAATAAAAAAGCACACCATTTTTGATGTGCCTTTGAATCTTAATTTTATTTATTCTTTTTCTAAGTCTATTTTAATCTTTTCTTTTACTTTATTACTTATAAGTTCACTGTTTAAAATACCATTTATTGCAATTTCTCTAAAAATATCTATTCCATAATCCTGAACTTCTTCATAAAGTTTTAGAATTGTTTCATCTTTTAAATCTTTGATTTCTTTTATACATCTTTTCTTTTCATGATAACTATCTTTATATTCGTCTTTCTTTGATATATAACATTCATTAATTAATGTTCTTTCTGTCATTCCTTCTATTTTTATATGATGTATTAAATAGTACATTTTTACTCCTTTTTATTCTTTTTTATATATTCAATTAATGCCTTTTCTATTATGCTAGAGAGAGTTAGAGCAGGATAATTCTTTTTTACTTCAATTAAAAGAATTTCTTTTATTCTAAAAGATTTTAATACTGTTTTATTTTCTTCAGTTAGTTTTTTTCTTCCTGCTCCTTCTCTTTTTCCACCTCTAGTCATAATTAACTCCTTTTATTCATTTTTAATCTAAGATATTTTATTAAATTGTAGATACATAATAATAAGATTATTATAGCTAGTATAATGCTATCTAAATAATGATTTAATACTATTAAAATAGAAATTATAATAATTATATTGAAAATTTTTATATTTTTCATTTGCTTTAATAAGTAAGAATTGTTATAATATTTTAAGCAGGGAGGGTTGTTATCCCTCAACTGCTTAGCTATTATTCTATGATTATCTTTATTAATTCAATTACTGCGACCAACAGCTGAATTGTGCAGATTATCAAGAGTAGTAGCTCTTTTTTTGCTATTTTGTTTTTACCTCCTTTCTTTTTTATTTTTTTCTTTCTCTTACTCATCTTTTCACCTCCTTATGTACACAGTATATCATACTTATTTGATTAATGCAATACATTTTTCAAAAAAATATTTAATTTTTTTATAAAAAAAGAGAGTTTTTGAACTCTCTAAAATAGACTATATTGATTATCTTTCTTAGCTTGAAGGGTACTTTTATATGTGCTATTTTCTTCAAGCAGTTCAAGACTTTCTAAATCAACTTGCCATGTATTCTTTTTTTGATTTTGGATACATCTATATCCCAAAGTTCCAATTCTACAATAATTATATATTGTTCCAACTGAAACTTTTAACCTTTTTGCTGCTTGAGCTACACTTATGTATTTCTTAGGCATTTTCCCCTCCTTAAATCTAATAATTATAAATTTAATAATTCTTGTTTTTTCTTATCAAACTCTTCTTGTGTAATGATTCCACCATCTAAAAGTTCTTTATATCTTTTTATTTCTGCAATTGGATCATTATTTACAATAGGAGTATTATTACTTTCTTTATTTTTTTCATTTTCAGCACTGATAGAGGCTAAAATTGCAACAATATCCTCAGCTTCCTTTTTTGCTCCTCTATATACAAACCCATCTTTTTTAAACTCAGTTTTCAATAATTCTATATATTCAGCTGGGACTATCTTATTATCTAAAACAATTTTAACTTTTAGACTTCTAACAACTTCTTTTGATTTTTTTCCACCAGTAAGTCCTCCAACTACTGCTCCTATACCACCAAAAAGAGCACCTCCAACTACTGCGCTTCCAAGCCCACCTTTTGTTATTGTATTCCCATCTTCAAGAATTTCATATCCTAGTAAGTCAGAATAATTGTAAATTCTAGCTTTTGTTAATAATGTTTTAGGAAATAGTATCTTTTTAGCATTATCATCAAATTTTATCAGTTTTCCAACTCCTCTTGTTCCAATAAAATTTGCTATATCTAAGTCTGCCTGCTTTTCTTTTTCAATTTCTTCAAGAATTTCAGCTGTTGTTGTATTCTCTAATTTTTTAAAGGTATTTCTATTATTACCACACAAAGCCAAGCATTTACTACATACAAAACCATCATTTAGCTTTTTATGTGTCTTTTCTTTTCCACAGATTGAACATGTACCCTTTTCCCCAAATAATCCGAACATAAAATCACTCCCTCATAATTTTTACAATTCTTATTATACTATAATAGTCCTTTTGTTTCAATATATAACTAAAATACAATTAAAATATTTTACTTTATAATACAATACCACTCAGCTCTATCTAAAGAAATTCCAAAAATTGATTTTTTATACTTCTTTATTACAAAATCTACATTGAAAGCCTTTTGAATCAGTTTTGAAAGATTATTTTCAAGACTTCCAAATATAAGAAATACATTATTATTTTTTAAATTATTCTTTATAAATTCCACAAGCCTAGCATCATCTTTTTCGGTCCAGTTATTATTATAATTATAGCCTTTTTTACCAATTTTTACCACTTCTGTTCCACATAAATAAGGGGGATCTAATAGTATAAAACTATCTTTATAGCTCAAATTTTCATTAAAATAATTATGCATTATTTCTATGTTTTTTAATTTATCTAAGTATACTTTTATTTTTTCTATTTTTGCTAATGAATAAAAGCTGTTAGATAAAGAAGCCCCATTATTTAAACTTGCAAATAGTTCAACCATTCGTATTTCATCATTTTTAAAATTTAGAGTATTGTCCTTTCTAAACTTTTTATATTTTCTTTTAATTTCTATCCATAGCTTTTTGTTTGCATATAATTCTTTTACTGAAATCTTTTCTATATCTTTATATAAGAATCTAGCAAACTCTTTATATCTTTTTATAGTCATTTTATTGCACTTCAAGAAACTTTCAATATGCTCATCTTTTACATTTGCTATTACTTTAATATTTTTAAAGTCTTCTTTGAGATTTACTGCTACTTCCATTCCACCAGCAAATAAATCAATGTAAGTATTTTTCTTACTTTGTATAAATATTTCTTTTATTTCACTATAAAATCTTCCTTTACTTCCAAAGTATCTAAAAGGCTTTTGTATCTTCATTTTATTCCTCCTTAAAGAAAAAAAGAGCCCAGTAATTCCAACAATTTAACTTGTTGAAATACTGAGCTCAATGCTACAAAGTATTTTAATTTATTCTTTTTTTACAACTTTTATTGGCACTTTTTTATTGGCTTCTATGATGTATCCATTCTTTATTTTCACCTCACACCAGCCTTCATGCTTTTTTATTTCTTCTAAAATATACTTCTCATTTCTTTCAATGTTAGTTTCTGCCATTCAGTACCTTCCTCATCTTTGCTAGTGCATTATGTTTTGCTATATGCACTCTTTGTCTACTAACTTTTAGTTGCTTTGCAACTTCTTCTCCAGAATATCCATCGAAGTATAACTTTTTAATAATATATTTTTCTTGCTTTGTACAGCAATCTAGCAATTTTGCCACAAATGTTTTCTCTTCTAAATCTACATTATTTATATTTTTATCCTCAATTTCTAAACCTTCATAAGTTTGAAATTGTATTTTATCCCTCCTTCCTTTTTTGATTTCACTTATAGCATTATATGAAACTCTGTAGTTTTCTTTTTCTATAAATCTTCTTATTTTTGCCTCAATGTTGGGATATAAGTGTGTTAGAAACTTAGTATTATAACTAAAATCATAAGTTTTTATTGCTTCATAGATTCCTAAAATTCCTTCTTGAAATCCATCATCTGTGTTACCCCATTTATTATTTATCTTTCTAACTGCATTCATATATTGTTTAATAAGCTTTTCAGTTGCTTCACTATCTCCAGATTTAGCTTTGCGAATTAGTTCTAATACTTCTTTGCTCTCCATATTTCCCTCTATAATGCCATTTTACTTCTTACAATCTTTTCTTTAGCTACATCTATAACTGTCTTAATATCTTGATATTCTAGCCCTATATTAGTTAATTCTTGCTCTAATAATGCTTTATTCCCTTTTATTTTTTCTATTTTCTTATTTAATTCAGTTATTTCAGCATTAGCAATTGCTATACTATTATTAATCTCTGCTTTTTTTTCAAAATACTTGTCTTCAAAATTATTTTCTTCAATCTCTGCTCTTTTAAGATTTTCAAGTAAAACTTTAAGCATTGATCTATTTCCTTCATTATCTAATCCATAATCTATTGCATAGCAAGTCACTAAATTATCTCCAACAACTACATAAGTCATTAATAATTGTTCATTTATATAAAATTCTGCTTTTTTATTACCTTCATATGCCGCTGTATTAATGTATCTAGCTTCCTTAAACTCTTCTTTTAAACATACTTCTAAAGCTTCTATTTTCTCTTCGTTTGCTTTTTTCCAGATGTCCCAAGTTCTATCACTTATAATATTAGCTTTGTGAACCCTTGAAGCATATCTCATTAGAGCATGCTTTGTTATATTAATTTCTTTCATTATTTCCTCCTATCTAAATCCTAGCCAAACATTTTTTTCTAAATAAGTTATTTCATTATGTCTTTTTAACATTTTCTTTAATGCTGAAAAGCTGGGGAAACAAGGCAAAGTATAAGAAATTTTTTCATACATTCCTCTCTCCTTGCATACCTTTTTCCCGTATATTTCTTCAAATTTTTTTATATATTTCTTTGAAAATTTTGATGTTTCTTTTATATGTACCCATTGCTCTTCTGATGTTTGTATTTTTCCATCAACTATCACAATATATGATAAAATCATTCTCTTTTTATTACTTGTTAATCCAATAAATACCTCATGTTTATCTATTTCAAATCTTAAAAATCTATCTACTATAAACTGTCCTTTTAACCATTCATAGTCTTCATTTGTTACGATTTTCTTCTCCATTTACCCCTCTTTTCTCTTGCCAGTCTACTATTTCTTCAAGAATATAAATTAACTTACTGCATTCTTTAACTGTTATATTTTTCTCACTTTTATCTTTTCCCAAGTATTGTTTTATAAAACTAGCTTTGTCTTCTTTATAAAAACATTTTTTATACAAGATATTAAATTTTCCTAGTTGCTTTTCTGTTGCTAAATTAGCTCCTTGTACTTGTCTTGTTAATAGTGTAATCAAGACTGAAGCCTGAGCCTCAGTCAAGTCTTTACAACTATTTTTATTAAATTTTGAATTTAGTAAAAGTCTGTAATATTCATCAGTTAAACTTGCTTTATGCTTCAATGTATGAATATATTTAATTTGATGTTTCTTTATCTCCTTCATTTTTTAAATCCTCCATAACAGTAGTCATAGATAAAGGGATGTTAATTTTATTGCCATTCTCATCTTTGTAATATGCTTCAATGAATGTTTTAGACTTTTGAGGTTTCCAAGCCTCTTTAATTATCTGAACTCCTTCACTTAGTTCAGCATCATCTATATTTCCCGCTATTCTTTCAAGCTCCATAACTCTTGAAGCCTTTAAATTGCCGTTTTTATCTTTTTTTAATAGCAAATTAACAATCTCTAAAAGTTGACTATTTTCATCTTGTACAACTCTATAAATGTAATTTTTAACTTTTTCTATTCCTGTGTGAACTGTATCATCAAAACTGTCTAACATTCTATTACCAAGAGTTATTGAAATTTTCCCATCACTAGTTGTGAATGTGTGTGACTGTTGATTATCTTTTACTCCATAAAGTTCTGCTTTTAACTCCATAATACTTTTAAAATCATCAAATACTTCTTTTTTTGACATCATTATTTGTGCAGAAATATTTTTTATTTTATCTATTGAATTTATTACTGTTTCATCAACAAGATTTTTATAAGCTTCTATTTTTGCTTTTCTCTCTACCTTTTTCTGCTTCTCTTCTTCTAATAGTTGCTTTTTTAATATTTTTAGTGACATATAATTTCATTTTCCAGTTTTTCATTAGGATGATGATATCCAAATATATTCAATGAAAGAAAATCTTTCAAACAAAACGTTAAAAATATTTGATGTTGTCTTAAAAGCTTTAGATAGTGCTATAATACAAGTAGAACAAAGTGATGAACTAGATAATAGTTATATAATTCGCAGTAAGAATGGGGATGTCTTTGTTCAAAATGGAGAGGTTGTCGATAAAAACATTCTCTCTAGTGGTACTAAAGCTGGATTGAATATTGCAAACTTGGTAAGTTCAATTTATCATGGTGAAAATGGATTTTATTATTGCGATGAACAGTTTTCTTTTGTACACAGTGAAATAGAAAAAGCCTTGTTTAGTGTAATGATTTCTCTCTTGCACCTTTGTTTGATGTCAAATGTATGTTATTTCATCCCGAACAGGCCTATTTATGTGGGTTTGGGATAATAGCCAACTTATAACCGTCCATGTATGCACTAGTGGCGTTTCGCCAACTACCGCGTAGCGGTTGGTCTTTTGGTAGGGCAGGGTTGGGAGCGAGAGCGACCTACCCTGTCTAAGTGGAGCATTTAACCCCACAAGGCCGTAGGTCTTGGTCTTTTTCCCATTAGTTAGTTTGTATGGGGATGTTGGTTGTTTGTGGGTATAATCTGACCTATTGAAAGAGGAAATGGCGTCAATAAACAGGTAGGATAACAGAACAACGAAAAGAAATTTGCGTCCATTCTTCACCTTAAAGGAGTGTTAAACAGAAACAGACCAACACCTACGGCGTTGTTTCTCTCTGCGTAGCCTAGGCAGGGTAGATCGCTTTCGCTCCCCAACCCTGCCCTACCAACGGACCAACCGCTACGCGGCAGTTGACGTAGCAAGAGTTTTATATTGCCCCAACGCGTATTGTATAGGTTATTGATGCAATGCACACAATCAGCATTGAGCAAAATTAGATGGGTAAAAAATTAGCTACTAATCAAGTAACTGTTACGCGGTAGTTAACGTAACAAGAGTTTTATATTGCCCCCGACGCGTATTATATAGATTGTTGATACGATGCCTACAATATACCTTGAACGAGATAGGATGGGTAAAAAAGTGGCTACTACCCAAGCAACTGCAACGCGGTAGTTTGCACAACGCCAATAACATGCACATTGTCTATGATGAGTTATTTGTTATATCGAACAGGCATATTATTCAAAACACCAAACTTGTTTTAAACCCTTACGCGCCACGGAAAATCAAAAAACATCGCCAAAAATAAGCCCTTATACACAGCTTTTTAACCTCACGCCGTGTTTCAACTATGTGGTACTCGCATTCCAGATAAGTTGGAACAGCGTTCCATATCAACTGGAACATTGTTCCATATCATCTGGAATGACGTTCCATCTTATGTGGAACACAACGGGTACTTAATCCATTGAGTAAAATAGCTTATCAACAAGAGAACGATCACAGAGAAACGGTCGGGCGGGAAATAAATAATATCCCCCGTTTCAAGATAACAAACAACTTATGATAATACCTCTTTGGGATAAGATAGCATACGTTTTGAGCAATACTAAAAACACGCAAAATAACCATTACGGCATCTACCCCGTAGTTGTAGTTTACATAACAAGTATTTCTTAGCCAAAACTCGCATACAATAGTCTGCTTATAGGCTAAGCCACACCTACTTCCTTCCACCACAAAAAACCTCATGCACATTCCATTTAATATGCATTCCGTAACCCTAAGATATTTTTTTG